TTATCAAAATTATACTGATAACCTTCCACTATATACTCCTCAACAATTATTAGATAAGATAAATGGGAAAACCGATATACAGGGTGATAGTTGATTTTGAATATAGAAATAAAAGCAGAGGAAACTATAGCAAAACTAAAATAAAAAAAGGAACAATAGATACGTTTGCACTATCAAGAGATGACAATGAGATATATGAATACATTAAGGGACGTATATTTAGGCAAATAAAAAAAAGAGAGCAGGATATTGAAGTTGAGGTTAAAAACATAATAATTAGAGGACAACATGGCGAAACAAACTACTAAGCACAATAAACATTACTACGAAGAAGGTAGAAATGGGTGGACTCCAACGAGCACACTTGACAACATAAAAAACAATGTGAATCCAAAAATGAAAATGTCTAAAGATGAATTAGGCATAAAGGATAATAGAGTGCCAGATTACTATAAAGGGAAGAATGGATATGAAGCTCGTAAAGTTTGTGATAACTTTGAACTTCCATATCACCTAGCTACAGCAACAACATACATCTTAAGGTCATACCATAAACACGACACACCTGTAGATTGCTTAACTAAAGCTATAGCTCATTTAGAATTTGAATTAGAAAAAATAAAAGCAGAAAGTGTCTGAGCATTACACTAACAATAAAGCTCATTGTGCTCAGTGTGAAGCAGTCCTTTCTGGATGTCCTTGTGGGTTTCGTACAGCAGATGATGGTAAGGCTGTGCATGCTAGGTGTTTAAATAAATACAATTATACATTAAAACAAAAAGAAAAAGAAAATGACAAAGAAAATGGAAAAAAATAGTGTAGCTGAGGTAGGTAAAACAGTGGAAACAATAGGTGAGGACAGTAAATATAGGGTTTGCATAGACATGAAAGCTACTGGAAATGCAGAAGGCGGTAAGTTTGTAACACTTAAAGGCCTTAAAGAAAGTGTAGAGAGTCTTGAGCTTTCAGGTGTAGATAAAGTTGTTGGTTTTGTTTATGATGGAACAGATAGGTTAGAGATTCTTACTCAAAATATTAAGAATAATGGAGATGTGCAGAGCACAATAGAAGAGGCTAGACAGCTTGATTAAATACCCTAATCCTGGAATGGCTAAACCAAGAATGACTCAAGCAGACTCTTGGAAAAAAAGACCTATCGTTCTTAAATATTGGGAGTATAAAGATAATATAAGAACTTGGGCTTGGGATAATAAATTTAATCTAGGAAATGAAATATGCGTTATATTTTATATTCCTATGCCTAAGTCTTGGAGTAAAAAGAAAAAAACAGAAATGCTAGGTAAAAATCATCAACAAAGACCTGATATAGACAATTTACTTAAAGGTTTAATGGATGCACTTTTAGAGGAAGATTCGCATATTCATACTGCATACGCTAAGAAGATTTGGGCAAAAGAAGGTTCGGTAGAGTTTTATAAAATGCCTACTAATATTCTTCAATAATATTATATTGTTTTTCCTTTTTGTATCTTTGCTTGTAAATTATATTTCGGCATTGTTTCTCTGAAATATGATGTTTGATAGATAAGTCCATAAAAGTGTGACCGATATGTCCTTTGTTTTTAATTAGGAATATATCAAAATCAACAAACAACATGTGGTTTCTTAATGTTTTTGGATGTATAATCCCGCTTTCAATAAGATGATAGACAACATCTTTAACTGTAAAGTCTTTACCCCACCTTCTTGAAGCCTCCTCCCAAATAACATCTTTAAATTCCTCTACAGTCTTTCTAGTGTTTGCCATTATATTACCACCAATTATTAGGGCATTTTATAAAAGACTCGTCTATCCTATTTTTAGTTCTTAAAAAACAACCACAAGCTCCACACTTTTCAAGTAAATTTAATTTTAATGGGTTTTTGTATTCACCACAAGGATTGCTTCTACATTTTGATAGTCTTTTTTCATATAATTCTTTAGAGGCAAATTTCAAACCATCCCCTATAATTAATTTCCAAAATAATTTTTTTAAATCTTTCATATAGCAAATATAATTAATAATTATTAAAATAATGTAGAAAGACTTTCTTGAACTTGAACATTGGATTGTGAAGAACTTATGTCAGCCTCAGAAACATACACTTGTTGAGAATTAATAGAACCTGATATTAAAGCTGCAATATCTTTTGCTGTCCACATTTCTTTAGAGTTCTCCATAACAGCTTTTGTTCCTGGAGTCATTCCCCCTTGTGCAAACTTAACACCCCCACCAGCAACATTCATTGCTGATAATTGTTCTCTAAACATTTTTGTTGATTTTCTATTAATAACAGCTTCTCCTCCTTCTAACTCAGCTACTCTTCCTCCAACAGCAAACTTAACTCCTCCTTGTGAGTGTCTAGGCCCTACAACCATTCCTCCTGTAGAAAATTTTTCATCATAAGTTATTCCCCCCATTCCAAATTCATCTATCCCTGCTGGAACAATACCCCCTTGTTCTCCAACAAATTTCTTAGATGCAATCATAGCTATTTGAGCTGCTGTAATTGCAGCCATAATAGGTGCGGCAACGACAGCTCCAACACCAGTTTGAGCAGAAGCCATTGTAATGGCAACAGCTCCATTAATAACTGCTGTAGCAATATCATTAATTTTTTTCAAATTAAACATCTTCTTTTTAATGGCATATATTTTTTCTTCTTTTATCCTTTCATGCACCTCCTCTTTTTCATTAAATACATCTTGCATTGCCTGAGTGTCTTCTCCTCTCAACTCAGCTTGCTCCATGTCATATTCATGTTTATTTGCCCTGTTTGTTGAGTCTGCCTCAAATTCTCTTTCTACTTCAGATATTTGAAAGTCAGCTATATTTTGTGCTGCCTCCATAGCGATTGCAGAAATCTGTCCGTAAATATCACTTACCTTCTGTAACCTCTGGTCTTCTAACTCATTTAAAGTATCACTCTTCTCTTGTTCAATTTCTAAAAGTCTTGCCTTGCTTGCCTCCGCACTAATCTCACCATTATCAAACTTGGCCTTAGTAATAGCTTTTTCTTGTTCCGCTAAATCTTTTGCATTATCAGCTTTCTGTTTATTAACTCTAAAGAAATTAATTATATCTTGGTCTTGTTGAGCCCACTTAGATTCCATTTGTTGCTGAACGGCATCTAAATCTTCTTGAGCATGCTTGTTTTTTAATGCTTGTTTAGCGGTCTGGTTCTCTATTTCCATTTCATCTTGAATTAGATTGTTATACGCTATCTTGGTATTCTCTGCTTTAAGCATTTTATCCATTATAGCTAATCTAGCGTCAGCCCCCTCTTTTGTATGTGAGTTCAGTAATTCCCACTGTTCAACAGTTTGCTGCTTTAGAATATCATATTTATTTTTATTCTGCTGAAGAAATTTAATATCAAACTTATAGGTATCTTTATTAGATTGCTCTTGTATTGTTTCTATACTACTTACATTAGCTTCCATTAATTTTAACTCTTTATCATATTTTGCTTTCCTAAAAAGAAAAGAAGCCTGAAGAGCAGCGTACTCTTCTTTCTGTATATCTTTAATGTTTTTAACCTGAACTTTTATTAATTCCTTCCATTGTTTTTTTGTTGTCTGTAGCCTATGAACACTAAGAGCAGATTGTTCTGAAGCCTCTCCAGATTCCTTAAGTGCTGCTGAGAAATTCTCTACTTTCTTTCTCATTTCATCAATAGTAATTGTTAGATTGGCACTCTGTTCAAGACTAACTATTTTTGAGTTTATATAATCACTAAAGCCCTCTTTATTCATTTCGGCTTCCCATTTCTCTAATGCTTTTTGTCTTTCGGCTGCTGCATCTGTCCATCCAGCGTCATCTAACCTTGCTATTTCCCTCATTTCGTCAGCCTTCTTCCTTCTAATCTCCATCCCCTTTAGTTCTTTATTAAGGTCTTCTACTATTATTTTTTGCTTATCTAAACTAGTTATTTTTCTAAAATCTTCTAAATCATCTAAATACTGTTGTCTTTTTATAAGCCTAGTGGTTTCTCCTTTCTCAACCCTGTATTTGTTTAATACGTCACTACTATTTAGCATTTTTCTTAGCATTATCTCAGATTGTTCCAATCCTTTTTTATGATAATCTGTATTTGTTCTCTGCCTTTCTTTTATCTTGCTAATTTCCACATCTATTGCAGCAATTGTTTTATTTTTTGCCTCTATCTCCCATTTAAAAAAGGCTTCTTTTGATGCTGCTTCACCACGTCTTCGTACTGCATCATTCATTTTCATCATATCCTCATCAGAATACAGTTGCATTAGGTCTTTATGCCAAGCAATCTTTTCTCTTAAATCATCCGTCTCACTCATTATACTATCAAGTTTCATCAACTCTTTTTTACTCAATAGTTCAGCATCAATACCATCTAAAATCTCCCCATGGTCTTGTTTTAGTTTTCTTAAAGCATCACTATACTTACTAGTACCTTCAGTTAATAATAATATAGACTGTATATCCTCATGAAGTTTCTCGTTTAACCTAGAAGCAGTTAATTCAAATGCCCCTGTTGCGTCTTTTGCCCTCGTAAGCCACATTACAAGACTACCAAGTGCCACTACAAGTAATCCAATACCTGTGCTGCCTATTGCCGCCCTTAACCCTTTCATTGCTGTAGATAGGCTGTAAGTTCC